CGTCAGCCGTGAAGGACAGCGGCGTCACGAGGTAGGGCGCCTGCTTGGATACAAAGAAGAAGATAAAGGGGGCCTCTATACCGCACGCCCTTAATCCCCGCGTGTACCATGCCGCCTGCCGGTGATAGCCGAAGTTATAGGCCTTGCGGGCCAGCTCCGAGGGCTTCACCGTGTCGGCGGTGGTCTTTAGGTCTATAGCGACCCATGAACCGTCCGACAGTTGCGCAAGGCGGTCGACACGCGCCTTGCAGGGAAGAGGCTTTCCCTCAACGATCTCTTCCCAGTAGAGGGATACTTCGCTTTTTCCTGCAAGGGAGAGGAGCTTTGCCGTGGCCGGGCACGTCGTGAGCAGGGAGCCCGCCATATACTGTGCCTGGTTCCAGTCCTCGCCGGAGAAGGCCGTGATGCCTTTCTCGGCAAGGGCCTTGCGCTCTTCCTTCCCCGCCTTGGTGGTGCCGGGGTACTGGCAGACTGCGTACCGCTCGGCCACCTTGTCCGGCTCGAGGACCATGGCGTGCACGAGGGAGCCGAGAAGGAAGGCCTTGCTCGGCGTCTCCTCCATGGTCTGATGCGCCTTGTAGAGGGCCGGGCACTCGAGGATGTATCCTATAGATGTGTTGTTCAGCGCCTTTTCCGCGAAGTACTCGGCTGCCGGCTGATCATAGATAATCTTGGCCATGCCCCCTCCCTACACTCTGGAGAAGTCGATGCACCCTACGACATTATCGTCGGCGTCATACACCACCGTTCCGGGGAAGATGAGATCTTTCCGCTCAGGACATACCTGAGCTAGTATCTTGGACACGATATAGTACGTGCCCGGCTTCGCATCGGGGAGGCCGGTGATCCCGTAGGGCCCCCAGTGATAAACCATAATCCCGTCTGCCATGCCCGGGTCTCCCTGCACGAAGTGCATGCGGGCCGGCTCCTTGGCGGCCGGGTACACGCGCAAAGGCTCGGGGTACTCCATATCCGCCTTCTCGTGGAGATAGAGCCTTCCGTTATTCAGGATGCAGTCTGAGACGGTGTATATGGCCACGTCATGTGGCGTGCAGTTAATGATCATACTATTCTCCTTTAGCGGCGGGGCGCTGAGGCCCCGCCTTTGTCCTGTGCGGGAGGAACCGCATGGCTCCCGCCCTTAACTACGGGAGGGTAATTCTACACGTTGGGATACGGTCACTCATATGCTTTTTCCCAACCAGGAAGAAATTGACAAAACACTCGGGGCCGCCCCCGTGCGTCACGGCCACATCTTCGTAGTCTACGAACTTGTTCGCATGGCGGGACAGGAAGCGGATAAGGCCGCGGCGATTGAACTCTTTCCCGTGCACTGCCACGGAGAACTTGTCCGAGCATCCGTATATAATCACGCGATACATATTTTTTCTCCTTGCGGGGGCCGGGCAATCTCTTCTCTCGTGACGGCTCCGGCCCCTCGTTCCCAAGCGCGGCTTTCGGCGTACCGCGCCCCGCTCCGGCCACTCCGGGGCGGGAAATTTAGAAATCTGTGCCCACGACGAAAAACATGCCGCTGGTGAGTATCACACATGCCACCCACGCGGCGGCGGCTACGGCCGTGGCGCACACGGAGATGATGCGCTCTCTGCGTGTTCTTCTGGCCTTCTCGGCCATCTGCCATGCGAAGGCTCTGCGGCCTTCACGGACTGTCCTGCTCTCTATGGAAGAGAGAAGGGCGGCGGCGTCGGAAAAACGTTCTGGTGCTGTGTACATTTTATTCCTCTGAGTGTTCCACTGTGATAATCTTCTTGCCGAAACAGCCGTACCTTTCTGTGTCGTCCGAATAGCACACGATAGCGTCTGCATTGTCGATTAGGCACTCTTTGGCAATCCCGTTCCACATGTCTTTTGTGTAGGGTTTAGGAACCCCCCCGGCTTTTACAGCTAGCCAGACTTTTTGTAGAATGAATGCGTGAATGAACCCTTCCAGCAGGTGCTCGCTCACGAACACCCCATCTTCATCATGCTCGCAGATGAATTTTACGGCGTCTTCCGTTCTCAAAAGTTTAGACAGCAGATATTTCATTTTCCGTCTCCTTACTTCCCGTCTTCGCGTCCCTCGTTCTTCGCACCTTACTGACAAGGCAGTGTGCGGCTATGCCGACTTACCTCGCATTTCAGGCCGTCCCTGCCGGACAGACGGGGCCTTTGGTGGGTAGAGCCTTTGCTTACTCGGCGCCTCGGAAGGTTCCTTTCTGCGGCTCTTTCTCCCCGCTGGCAAAGACAGTATGTTCTTTTAATAGAACTGTGTCAACTAAAAGTTTTATAAAAAGAACCTCAAGCCCAAAAAAAAGCCGCTCAGATAACTGAGCGGCACAAAATTCAGGATGTCAGTGTATGTCTATATCTTCTGCCAGACCCAGAGAACGCGCCCCAGGACGATCTTCTCATATTGCTCAACAGGGACACGTAGCGGCTGATATGCCGCGTTATCAGAGTACAGCTCCAATTCTCCGATTGCACGTATGCGGACTCTTTTCACAACCCGCCCGAACGGGGGGATGTATACGAGGTAGATACCACCCTCTATTATATCTTCTTCTATAGGGATGATGCCGACGTAGGCCCCCTTCCTGATGGTGGGCTCCATGCTGTCTCCCTCCACGCGAAGGGCGATACTTCCTTTATGGGCGTACTGAGGAAGGATTTCCAGAGTGAATTCAGGCTTCTCACTGAAAAGCTCCTGGGGATCTCCGGCTCCAGTCGTGCCGAGTACGGGCACTGTCGGGAGCCCATGCCCTTTTACCTGCTCCACCGGGGCGTTGGGCGCTAGGCGATGGATTGTCGGGCTTTGGGGGAGATAGTCATTTACGTCCAGCCCGAGGCGGTCAAGGTAGCGCAGCATGTCGGGGAAAGAGGCGTTGACAGACGTGTTATTCCCCTTGAGCCAGTTAGAGATGACAGATTTCGATTTCAGCCCGAGCAATTTTTGGATATCCAGCTGGAGGGCGCCGCTGTTCACCCTGTCCCTGACTGCTTGGGCTATATCCTGCCACGCCTTATGTGCGGCCCGCTGATACGGGTCGCTGATGTGATTTTCGTCCATAGGCTTTTCTCCTTTTCCCCTGCGTAAAAAAGTTCATGGTTCTATGAAAACAACTTGCCCTTGTATGGTTCTTTTGATAGAACTTATCGCATGAAGAACGTCATCGAAAAATACCGGATCCACAGCAAGCTGACTTACAGGCAGCTCGCCCGGAAATGCGGTGTCACACTCAATATGATGTATCGGCACTGCCACGGAAAAAATAACAGGATCCCCGCTGAAATGGCCGTCGTCTACTCGCGGGAGCTTGGCATACCCTTATGCCAGATGCGCCCGGATCTGTGGCCAGCGGAGACGCAGCAGTGAACCTTCGGTTCTCGAAGCATGCCCACCTCAGAATGCAGAGTCGGAATGTCGACCCTGGCCTGGTGGTCAAAGCGCTGACAGACGGCATCGTCGTCAGTGAAACAACCGGGGCGATCACCTTCAAGCGCAACCGGCTTTTTGTCGTCATGTCCCGTGACATGTCTACAGTCGTCACGGTCTACAAGCAGAGGAGATGCACGGTGAAGCGAGACAGAAGAGAGCGAAAAAAACAAAATCGCAGGCTGAAAAAACTCATGGGGGGCAAGCGGTCATGAGTGACGTGCATGGAAGCTTCATTATGTATACCGAGTCATGGAGTGGCATACAGCTCCTGTCAAGGGAACAGCGGAGGGACCTTCTCACTGCTCTGATGGCGTTCCATGGCGCCGATGACTGCGAGATGCCGGAGATGGATCAGGCCACGGCATGTATCTTCGAGATGGTAAAGCGGAAAAACTCTTCATCCTGTTCACGGGACGAGAGAGTCCGCGAGCAGACGCGCGAACGCGTTCGTCGGTTCAGGGCAAGGAAGAAGGCGGCCGCCGCAGGGACATCAGAGACCATGGAGGAGGCGCATCATGCCGATGGCGTATAGCTGGTTCCGAGTCTACACAGGGACAGTAAATGACAAAAAATGGCCACGCATTGCCCGAGATGCTGGTCAGCCTGTCGGGTGTGTCGTGTCCGTGTGGCTGGCTCTTCTGGAGAGTGCATCATCTAATATAGATCGTGGGGCAGTTGACGACTTCTGCCCTGAGGATATCGACGCCCTCTACGGGTACGATGATGGCACGACGGAGAGCATCGTACATGCGATGCGAGACAGGGGGCTTATCTCTCCAGAGAACCGTCTGACTGCATGGGACAAGCGTCAGAATATCCCCACGGAAGATGCCCCCGAGGACCGCAGGGCATACAAGAGGGAGTGGGCCCGCAGGAAGAGAGAGGAGAGTCGGATGGCTGATTCTCCTGCTAGTGGACAGCCTGTAGACACATGTAGACAGCCTGTAGACACATGTAGACAGCCTGTAGACACATGTAGACAGCCTGTAGACACATGTAGACAGCCTGTAGACACATGTAGACAGCATATAGAGAAGAGAAGAGAAGATAAGAATATAAAATACATAAAACACACCCCCCTTACCCCCCAGGGGGAAACAGGTGTGGTTGAAACACCTTCTCCCACGAATTCTTCCCCGAAAGCAGAAAACCCTAAGACCGGGGAAGAACCCCAGGCCGAAGAACCGGCACAAGACGTGAAGGCGGATCTCTCTCACGGCAATCTGGCGTGGAAAGAGTTTTGCTACCTGTACTCTCTGTGGCCTGTTCAGCAGGGAAAAGAAAAGGCATGGCGTGAGTACGCCGCCTTAAAGGCACGTCACCTTGTGCCGGAATCGTATGTCCTTGCCGAGGTCATAGACCGCTTCAAGGCAGAAGACCGGAAGTGGAAACGCGGCTACACGCCACTCATGGCAAATTGGCTACGGGATCGGCGCTGGGACGACGTCCCCGAAAAGGCACCGGCCAAGAGTTATGCCCCGGATGAGAACGGCCGGACGCCGTATGTAAACGAGGCGGATCAGGACTACTCGCAGCCGTCGAGGGTCGGGTCAATCATGGACGTCATGGCTTAGAAGGAGAAAACCATGCATAGAGTCAACGTGCCCGTGTTCCGGGCGAAAGATATGCGTATAGCTACATGCCCGAGGCATGGGGAGTACACGTCGTACCTCCTCCCATGCCAGCACAAGGAGCTCTGGACAGAGTGCCCCGAGTGTGAGCACGAAAAAGAAAAAGCCAGGAGCCTCCGCGAGGAGGCCAACGCCAGAGCAGAGATCGCTGCGTGGCGTATCGAGCAGCTCATGGGCAGGACCTGCATCCCGCCCCGCTTCGCGAATCGGAGCTTCGAGAACTTTAGAACGGAAGAGCCAGACCAGAGGAAGGCCCTTGCCCTGTGCATGGATTACTCCCTGACACACTGGGAGGAAACGATGAAGGCCGGCCGGGCCATGATCATCCTTGGCCGTCCGGGTACAGGGAAGACACATCTGGCCGCTGCCATGGTGCGGTCCGTAGTCAGCCGCGGATTCCCGGCTGTGTACGTCAAGGAAGCCGACATCTTCCGGCAAATAAAAGAGTCGTACATGTCACGGACCGTGAGCGAACGGCAGGCTATGGCCGACTTCATAAAACCCGCTCTTCTCGTGATAGACGAGGTCGGAAGGCAGTACGGGACGCCCGCCGAGAGGGCTATGTTCTTCGACGTGGTCGATAAGCGCTACGAGGCAATGAGGCCCACAGTCCTCGTGTCTAACCTCGACACCCCCAACTTCCGAGAATTCCTCGGGCCTGCGATCCTCTCGAGGCTCTGCGAGGGGGGCGGAGTCTTTCTGTCCCTCACCGGGAAGGACATGCGAAAGGAGGCCAGTCATGGCGTCGCTTAACTCCGTCACCCTCATCGGCCTTCTCGGCCGTGACCCCGAGGAGGTGCACGCCGGACAGAGCAGCTTCGCCCGTCTCTCCGTGGCCACGGACGACGGCTACCGTGACCAGTCCGGCCAGAAGGTGGAGCGTACCACCTGGCACAGTGTGACGTGCGGCGGAAAGACGGCGGACTTTGTGCTGAAGTATCTGCACAAGGGAAGTCAGGTCCT